TGCTGAACCTAAATCAGTACATTTGCAAATGTTGAAAATTTAAATTAAGGAAAATAATATGCCAATTTCAAAAGGTACATCGAAAGTTGTTGCTTACAAGAAAGAAAGTACTTGGGGTACTGTAGCTGGTGCAACATCCGCTAAATTACTTCGCCGTGTAACTGCAAGTTTTAACTTAGTAAAAGAAGCCTATGAGTCTGGTGAGATTCGCACAGATCGGCAAGTCTCTGACTTTCGGCATGGCGTACGTTCTGCTGAGGGTTCTCTGAATGGTGAGCTATCTGCTTTAACTTACTCTGATTTCATGGGTTCTATTAGTGGTCGTGATTTTACTTCTGTTAGTCTAGGCGCTTCTGCTCAAGTAACAGTTACTTCTACTACTGGTACTTACGCACTTGTTCGTGCATCAGGTTCATGGTTAACTGATGGTGTTCGTGTAGGTATGATTGTCCGTGCTAGTGGTTTAACAGCTACCTCAGACAATGCAAAGAACTTGCTAGTCGCTGCAATTACAGCTACAAACTTAACTGTAGTGCCTTTAAATAGCTCTACAATGACCGCACAGGTTACTGCATCTGCTGTGACACTAGTTGCGCCAGGAAAGCAAACCTTCGTCCCTGCTTCAGGCCATACAGATGATTCATATACAGTAGAAGAGTTCTACTCCGATATTGCTCAATCTGAAGTTTATACAGGTATGAAAATAAACAGCATGGCTGTTCAACTACCTGCTACCGGCTTAACTACACTAGACTTCGGATTTGCAGGTAAAGACCTAGCACAAACAGGTTCAACTCAGTACTTTACTTCACCAACTGCACAGAATTCCAATGGTATTTTTGCTGCTGTTAACGGTATCATGCTTGTAGATGGCGCTCCTGTTGCTTTGGTAACTTCTGCTGACTTTTCAATCGAACGTGCAACAGAGAATGCAACAGCAGTAGGTTCTAATTCAATTGCTGAGATTTTCACTGGTCGTATCCGTGTTACTGGCAATCTAAGTGTTTACTTCCAAGATTCAACTTTCCGTAGTTACTTCAACAGTGAAACACCTGTTGCTATCGTACTTAGCGTAACTGTAGACAGTAGCCCTGCCGCTGACTTCGTTACTTTTACACTGCCTAGAGTCAAACTAAGTAGCTTTACAAAAGATGACAGCGAACTCGGTATTATCGCATCTACCAGTTTCCAAGCTCTACTTAATGATGTAACTAGTGCAGGTTTAGCTGCTACTACAATTCAAATCCAAGATTCTGCTGCTTAATACTTGCACAGATAACTTACGAATAAACCCTTTGGTCAAAAGCCAAGGGGTTTTTCTTTATTTGCACCTCTTGATTTGTCTCGAAATTTATGCTATAATCATTTCTTGTTTATAAATAATAGAAAGGGTATTATGAAATTTGACCTAGCAAAGCATAATTACACAGAGATTGCAGAAGTTGGCTATAAGTTTGAATTAAAACTTCCCGGAACTGGTGAAGCTACTGGTGTATTTATTAATGTACGTGGCGATCAATCTAAAACAGTAAAAGCTTTTGGTCGTAAGAAATACGCAGAATTTAAACTGCGTGAACAACAAGCAAAACGAAGAGGCAAAGAGCCTGAAGATATGACACTAGAAGAAGCTGAAGAGCTGAGTGTAGAGTCTGCTGTAGTCCGTGTAATCGGATGGGAAAATATCACAGAGAACGGTAAAGAGGTTGCATTCACAAAAGAAAATGCAGAGCGAGTTTTTAGTGAATACTCTTGGATTAAAGATGCAGTGATGGAGGAATCAGGTCAACTCCTGAACTTTCGCTCAGAGTGAAATTGACGATGCTATTGGGTTCGTAAAGCAAGAGTTTGAGCTAAGTAGAAAATCTGGTAACTCTGGTTCCTTACGGGATCAATTAAACTCCATATGGCGACAAACAGGTGTGAAACCTAAAGAGCTAGATGATATTAAAGAATTACCAGAAAGTTGCAATCAAGTCTGGCGTTGGTTTATAGATCTTAATAATGCAAGATCATCTAATGGTTACGGTGTCAACCCTATAGCTTACTCTGACCTTAAAGCTTATCTAGATCTCATAGGTATAGAGATTGAAGACTGGGAACTGAGCTTAATTAAACGCATAGATAACGAAGCAATGCTATCATATGCAAAAGAGTCTGAAGCTGAACGAAAAAAAGCATCTAAGAAATAAAGTAGTAGCCTTCTCAGGAGGGCTTCTATGTATATATTAATAATAGTATATACATAGAATTATACTATTCATTACGTAGGAAATAAAAATGGAACTTGCCAGTCTAAAATTTGTCGTTGATACAAAGCAACTACAAGACGCAGCAGCTGAAATTGCTAAGTTAGCAGTTGAAGTATCTAAGTTAGATAAACCAATGCAGAACTTTGCTAAAGAATCCGCAAAGACTAATAAAGAATTGTCTAAGGCAGAGGACTCTGCTTCTAAGGCTGCACTTGCTAAGGTTAAATTACAGCAAGCAGAAGAGAAATCTGCAACTGCTGTAGGTAAATCTACGTCTGTGCTAGAGCGCCAGAATCTTATCCTAGAGTACATGGCACAAGGTAATTCCAAAGGTCAAGCTTCGATCTTAGCTACAGCTAGAGCTGCTGGCGCTTTAGATGACGATATGCTGGCTCTAAACAATACGTTGAAAACTCAGCGTAGTTTAATCGGTGGAGATCCTTTTGATAAAAGTATCGGGTTACTCCAGAAGCTGCAGAATGAATATAAAACAACCAATGAAGTCACTAGCTTATTTAACAGAAATCTAGGTTTAACTGAAAAGCAAATGACCGACCTAGCTCGTGAAAAAGAGCGGTTGATTGCACTATACGGCATTGAAGGTAGAAGTTTAACTGGTCTTGGGACAGAGTACGAACAACTAGTACAGAAGAGTTTAAGGCTTAACCAAGCTAATGACGCCAGAACTAAAAGTATGCGAGATCAGGTTCAAGCAACAAACGCAACGGCTAAGGCTAGCGAATATGTAGCTACCGAAATGGAGAGAGCTACTAGATTAACTGCCTCTAACGGAGAGATCACAAGTGCAACAAACAATAAACTAATAAAGTTTGAACAGGCATTAAAACGCTCAGGTAAAACTGCATCAGAGCAAGCGGCTGCTTTAACAAAATATAAAACAGCTTTAGGTTCTATTGAAAAAGCAGGTGGCAATCGTCAGGTAGATTACCTATCTCGTGCCCTTGGCCCACAGATTACCGACATCGCTGTTGGTTTATACTCCGGTCAAGCTCCGCTTACTGTTCTATTACAACAGGGTGGTCAGTTGCGAGATCAGTTTGCATTAGCGGGTGTAGCGGGTTCTCAGATGGGTGCCATGCTTGTTCAAGCCAGTAAAGCAATGGTTAGCAGCGTGAAAGATATTGGTTTAGCTGTAGGTCAGTTAATAGTAAATGCAATTACTGGTTCTGGTAGTGCTATTGTAAAGTTCGGTATGCAAATAACAGGCACTTCTGCTTTATTAGATATATTTCGTGTTAAACTTATAGGAAAAGCTTTAACGGTTGTTGTAGGAGCAGGGGCAGCTGTTGCGATAGCTGCGCTTATTGCTTTAGCTTTTTCTGTTGGTTCGCTAGTGAAAGAAGAGAATGCATTAAACAGGGCGCTAAACCTAACAGGCGCTGCTATGGGTCTAAATCTAGATATGGCATACGATGCAGCTAGGGGTATGGATAAATTTGGTGTAAGCACTGGAGATGCGCTTAAAGTCCTAACAGAAATGGCAAATATTGGCGGCCTATCTGTTTCTAGTTTAAAAATGATTGCAACAACTGCTCAAGCACTAAAGACAGCTTTTGATATTCCAATTGCAGATACAGTAAAGCAGTTCAAAGAACTCCAAGAAAAACCTACAGAGTCTTTAACTAAATTAGCTATTAAACTTGGTACTATCCCGGTAGAGATTCTAAAACAAATTGATGCTTATGAGCGTGCAGGTAATGCTATTAAAGCCGCAGAGCTAGCTACTGCAGCTTATGCAGATGCAGGCAAGACTGCAGCAGATAGAACAGTAGAAAATTTTGGTAGTATTACAAGGCTGGGTATTTCATTAGGTAAGATTTGGAGTTCTACTTGGGATTCTATTATGAATATAGGACGTAGGGGTACTCTAACAGATCAATTAGCTGATGTTGAAAAACAAATACTAGCAATGCAAGCAAGACTTCAACCAAATAGGCCCGGTATAGCTACTAGTAAACGCACAGACGCTACTAGAGATTATATAGAGACTTTAGAGAAACGAAAAGAGGCTCTAAAGAGTCAAATTGACTCTGAAGTTGACTTAACTACTGCAAGGCAAAAGTCCTCAGTAGAAGCTACACAATTTGAAGACGACAAAAAGAAGCGAGATGAAGCAGCTAATAAACTTAAAAATGAAGCTAGTAAAATAGAGCAGTCTTATCAGCAGATGCTACAACAGGCTACTAGTTTCCTGCTAGCTCAAATTGGTGCTGTAGAGAATCTAACAAAAGCAGAAATTGCGCTAGCTCAGATACGATCAACCGATGCTTTTAAGGGTCAATCTAAAACACGTCAAGATGCAATCAGTGCAATTTATGCAGAAGCTAATGCTAATGAAATACTAAAGAGAACAGAAGACGAAAGAAAAAGAGATCTTGCACTTTTTGCAAGCCTGTACGGTGAAACTGATAAGATGGGGGCTCAGTATTACACTACACTAGGAAAGCTCGATGAAGCATGGTTATCAGGAAATAGTTCTCTTGAAGAGCATACTAGACTTCTCAACATCCTATACAAGACATCAAATTCGTTTAAAGCTTTAGAGGGTGTTCAAATAGGCGTAGGTAAAAATATTGCAGATATTAATACAGAACGTCAAACTATTAGTTCTAGCTATGGTATGGACTTTAAAACAGAATCTGAAAAAGCTTCTATTACTTCACTATCTAAATTTAAAGAAGCAACTCTAAAAGCTGATAGCGAATATGAGAAAAATATAGCAACAGCTTTCAAAGCAATGAATATAGCTGAATATGCTGAAGCTGAAGTTCTATACGCAAATCTAGCTGAGGTCAAGAAAGCTAAAGCGCAAGAAGTCTATGATAGAGAGCAGTACTTATTAACCGACGGTTTTAAACGCAATCAAGCTTATGCTACTGCCTTTGAAGACCTATTTAAAGGCATGGGCGATGCAATTGTAGACTTTGCTTTAACTGGCAAAACATCCTTTGGAGATATGGTTAAATCTATGCTTATAGGTTTGATT